GGCTGAAGACCCTATCTCAAACAGAGAGTGGGAAGATGCTGACTCACCGTTCCAGTTTCTTGCATGGTGTGATGAGTGGATACGCTTTCAGAATGAGGGCTATGGTTTTATATCTTATCTACCAGTTGCAATAGACGGGTCATGTAATGGGCTACAATTATATTCGCTTATGTTAAAAGATAAAGAGGCGGGTAGGCTAGTCAATGTAGTGCCGAGTGATAAACCACAGGACATCTATCAGTTAGTGGCTGACGCTGTGACTGAGCGTTTAAAAGATGAGGCAGCACAGGGCAAAGAGTTTGCTCAGCAGTGGTTAGACTATGGAGTTAAGAGGAGTACTACTAAGCGTAGCATTATGACAATATGTTATGGCTCAACGAGATACTCATGCACTGACTTTGTGGTAGAAGACCTAACCAAAAGAAAAGATAAAGGAGAGATACATCCCTTTGAGGACATGTTCAAACCCTCTATCTATCTTGCGGGTATTATTTGGGAGAGCATAGGAGACAACTTGAAGTCAGCCCGTAAAGGTATGGCTTACTTGCAGTCTATTGCTAAGGTGGTAGCTAAAGAGCAACTGCCTATTCACTGGGTGACACCCGTTGGATTCCCTGTGTATCAGTCGTATCCTGAGATGAAGTCTAAGAGAGTCAAAGCTATGCTAATGGGTGAAGTTATTAAACCTAGAATCAAAGAAGAGACAGACAAGACTGATAAGCTAAGGATGTCCAATGGTGTTGCACCTAACTTTGTGCACTCACTGGATTCTGCGGCTATGATACGTACTGTTAACATTGCTAATAAGAATGGTGTAAAGAACTTTTGCAACGTTCATGATAGCTTTGGTACAACAGCGGGAGATGTGGAGATGCTAAGTGTCAGTCTCAAAGAGGCTTTCATTCAGACATTCACAGAGACAGACGTACTTAAAGAGTTCAAAGAAGATGTGAAGTCACAGTTACCTGTAGACCTACACGACAAGTTACCTGAAGAATTAGAGAAGGGTGACTTGGATGTGCAGTTGCTCAGAGAATGTGATTACTTCTTTGCATAACTAAAGTACCCTTTATAGATACAACAACAGAAAATGGAGAAAAAAATTATGGCACAAAACTATGAGAAGATTGTGACACCTGTAGGTACAAGCCAGTACGCTTGGTTATCCACACCTGACACACGCTTTGATGAGACAGGTCATTACAAGACTAACTTAATTCTTAAGACTGAAGATGCAGCTGAGTTGATGCAGAGCATTGACAAAGCGTTAGCACTCAGTACTAAAGATGCCCAAGAAAAATCTAAAGGCAAGAAAGTTAAGACTGCTGATGCCCCTTACTTTGAAGAGATGGATGATGACGGTCAAGAGACTGGCAACACTATCTTTAAATTTAAATGTAAAGCACAGATAGTTACTAAGGACGGGACAATAATCCCTAACCGTGTAGCAATGTTTGACGCTAGCGGTACACCTATTGGTAAAGATGTAAGCGTATGGTCGGGCAGTGAGATGAAAGTCTCAGCTGAGCTTGTACCTTACTTCACATCTATGGTAGGTGCGGGAGTCTCAATGAGATTGAGAGCCGTGCAAATAACTAATCTAGTTGAAGGTGGTGGCGGTAACGCTAAAGGCTTTGGCTTTGATGAAGTTGATGGATACCAAGCACCAAAGGAGACTGCAAATGACATGGAGAGCACACCTAAAGAACAAGTCGAAGAAACCTCTGACTTCTAAAAAAGTTGGATTGATACACGGCTTTAGGTCGGGGCTCGAAGAGTCTGTTGCGGCAGAGTTAAGGAGTCAGAAAGTACAGTATGAGTTTGAAGAAACTAAATTAAAATATACTAAACCTGAGAAACTACATACCTATACACCTGACTTCTATCTGCCCGCCGCTGACATTTTTGTAGAGACTAAAGGATTATTTGTGACAGCTGATAGACAGAAGATGAAACTAATTAAGGAACAGTATCCTGATTTAGATATTAGATTTGTATTCAGTAGGTCAGCTTCAAAGATAAGTAAGAGAAGTAAAACAACATATGGAATGTGGTGTACTAAATATGGATTTAAGTATGCTGATAAACATATACCAAAGGAGTGGTTATGCGAAACGAAAGAAAAGAAACAGACTTCATAGTCGTTTGCTCTTCTGAGACACCACCCTGTGATGATATTGGACGCAAGGAATTAGATGCACAGCACCGTAAAGACGGTTGGTTCTCTTGTGGTTTTCATAAGATTATAACTAGGAGTGGTTACGTAGAAAATGGAAGAGACATTGGACTTGCTGGTGGTCACGTTGATGATGGCACTGGTGAATGTACTAACGCTAATTCAGTGAGCATATGTATGATAGGTGGACAGGGAGAAGACGGTCAGCCTGACTGTAATTATACCTTCCAACAATACATATCATTAAGAATAGTGATAGATGAATTAAGGCAACTGTATCCTACAGCACAGCTGATAGGACATAGAGATATAAATAATAAAACAAAGTGTCCATACTTTTGTGTTAATGAATTAATGGACATACATAATAGGAGTGATGGTTATGGACGATAGTTTAAAAAGAAGAGAGATGGCTGAGAAGCGTAAAGCAAAATATACACAGATAGTAGTAACTAAAGATGTTAAAGCTATGATAGATAAACTTTGTGAAAAATCTTTTAGGTCAGCAGCTGGTGAGGTTTCTTATCAGATAGCTAGAGCCTTAGAAAGGACTAAAGAGTTACCTTACGATTAGTAAAGTGCCCCTTATAGTGAGGATTAAAAATGAAAGAAGACGACAGCACATTCCTACACCACGCCCCATGCCCCGCATGTGGGTCTAAAGATAATCTTGGTGTCTATACAGATGGACATGAGTATTGCTTTGGATGTGGTTATCATAAAAATGGAGAACAAATGACAGCACCCGCAACAACAACAGCCGATTACAATTTTGTACACGGAACTGTTACCCCTTTAAACAAACGTAAGCTTGACTTCGATACACTACAGAAATTTAATTATGAAATTGGTGAGTCGAATAAGAGACCTGTTCAGATTGCTAACTACTACGATAGAGATAGAGTACTGGTTGCACAGAAGCTACGCTACCCTGATAAATCATTTCAGTGGATAGGTGAAGCTAAAGACGGGACGCTCTTCGGTCAACACTTATGGCGTGACAAAGGTAAGATGGTTATTGTTACTGAGGGTGAGATTGATTGTCTTTCTGTCTCTAAAGTAAATGGAAATAAGTTCCCTGTAGTATCAGTTAAGACTGGTGCTCAAGGTGCTAAGAAAGATTTACTTAAAGAGTTAGAGTGGCTTGAATCATTCGAGACTGTAGTACTTATGTTCGACCAAGACGAAGCTGGTAAAAAAGCAGCGTTGGAATGTGCTAAAATCTTTTCACCTAACAAAGCTAAAGTCTGCACTCTACCTATGAAGGACGCTAACGAAATGCTGGTGGCTGGAAAAGTTAAAGAGTTAACAGATTGCATATGGTCAGCGAAAGCTTATAGACCTGACGGCATTGTATTAGGTGCAGACTTGTGGAACGACATACAGAAGGAAGACGATTACGTTACCGTTCAGTATCCGTTCTCTTGTCTGAATAAAAAAACACATGGTCTACGTAAAGGAGAACTTGTTACGATAACAGCTGGTAGTGGTGTTGGTAAGTCCTCTTTCTGCCGCCACTTAGCTCTTCACTTATTGAAAGAAAAATTTTCAGTAGGTTATCTAGCTCTTGAAGAGAATGTCAAGCGTAGTGTACTTGGCATAATGGGTATTGAGATGAGCAAGCCGTTACACCTGACAAGGGAAGGCGTCAAGGATTCTGAAATGAAAAGAGTCTTTGACGCTACCGTAGGCAACGGTAACTTTTATTTATATAATCACTTCGGCTCAACAGCCAGTGATAATCTATTGGCTAAGATAAGATACTTAGCTAAAGGATGTGATGTAGACTTTGTAATCTTAGACCATCTACACATGGCACTGTCATCTATAGGTGATGAGACTACAAATGATGAACGTAAACTTATTGATTATACAGTGTCTAAGCTTAGGACACTAGTAGAAGAGACAGGCATAGGCTTGATACTTGTATCACACTTGAAGAGACCTGAAGGAAACAAAGGTTATGAGGATGGTGTGGCTGTATCAATGAATAGCTTGAGAGGGAGTGCGTCAATCGGGCAGTTATCTGATATGATAATAAGTATGTCAAGAGACTTACAATCAGAAGGTAACTTAGCTCAGGTCAACGTACTTAAGAACAGATTTAGTGGAGAGACAGGCAAAGCTTGTACCTTACACTATGACTTAGAAACAGGATGTTTACAGGAGACACAGGATGATGTCAACAATGACTTTTAAAGTAACAGAAATAAACTGGACAAACATAATTATATCCGCACTTAAAGAAACCAATGATACTCATAGGATAGTACAGATTCCTATAGCTACTGATGATGGTGAAGACTTATTAAATCTTGCACTTGATAAACTTGTGGAAGAAGGTGATAGTCGTGCATTACAAATAGAAGTGGTAAGGCATAAGGTACATTAATGAAAACAAAATACTTACCTAAGTTAGACTTATTCAAGCATGAGTTTGTTATGGTCTACTGGGTAGACATAGAGTCAGATGCTGGGTGGCGTAGTGTAGAGGATGTCAATAGTGATGACTTACCTATCTGTATATCTAGTGGCTGGCTCATTAAAAAAGATAAGAGAGTCACACGTTTAGTTAGTGACTTCAATGTAGATTCAGATGGTAAAGTAAATGAAGTAGGCAACTCAACAATCATTCCTACTTGTGTAATACAAAAGATTATCAAAATAAAACTATGAATAAAAATGATAAGGGTCACTACGGTGAGCTCATTGGCTGTGCGTGGTTAGTCAAGCAAGGCTATTGGGTATTCAGAAATGTAGCACCGCATGGATGTATAGACGCTGTGGCAGTACACCAAGAAACTGGTAAAAAAATTCTTATAGACTTTAAGGTAGCTTACTACCGAAAGAGTGGATGGGAATGTTCCCGCATTGTGGGTACTAGAGCAAAAGAATTAGGTGTAAGGATACTGTATGTAAATGTGGATACACATGAGTGCAGACTAAAAGATACATGGGAAAACTATTTAAAAAAGAAACGTAAAATTAAAATGGAGAAGTAATGAAGAGATATGTATTTGATATTGAGACCGACGGTCTACTGACAGACGCTACCAAAGTACATTGTATTGTAATGTATGACATAGATAAAGGAGAGTTACTTCATCTAGACAATGAAGACGCTATTAAAAAATTAACTAAAGCTGACTTAATAGTAGGACACAACATCATTAAGTTTGATATCCCAGTATTAAAAAAGCTTTACAACTTTAAACCTAGAGGTAAAGTATTTGATACTATCATTGCTACTAGATTATTATTCCCTGATATTAGAGACGCTGACTTCAAAAGAAATACAGGCTTCCCAACTAAACTGATAGGCAGACACAGTCTTGAAGCATGGGGACACCGCATTGGTAAATACAAAGCACACATAGAAACTGATTGGTCAGAGTTTACAGCAGAGATGTTAGAGTACTGTAAGCAAGACGTCATAGTTAACTCAGGACTATACAAAGCTATAGAGAAGAAGGGCTATTCACAGTCTGCTATGGATTTAGAACATCAAGTTGCTGACATTATATTCAGACAAGAACAACATGGCTTTACATTTGATAATGATAAGGCTACTAGATTATTCTCTACACTAAATGCTCGACGCTTTGAAATAGAAGATGAGCTACAAGAATTATTCCCACCAATAATTAAAGAGACAGTCTTCATACCTAAAGTAAACAACAAGACTAGAGGGTATGTTAAAGGTGAGCCCTTCATTAAGAAAGATACAGTCACATTCAATCCATCAAGCAGACAACACGTTGCTGAAAGATTTAAAGACAGCTACGGGTGGACACCAAAAGAATTTACACCTGATGGTAAACCAAAGATAGATGATGTAGTATTAAGTAAGTTGGATTACCCAGCTGCTAAACTATTAGCCGAGCATTTCCTTTTAGATAAACGCATTGCTCAACTTGCTACTGGTAATCAGGCATGGCTTAAGCTAGAGACTAACGGGAAACTACACGGCACATGTAACACCAACTCAACCGTTACAGCTAGAGCAAGTCATGCCTACCCTAACCTAGCTCAAGTACCCAGCGTACATGCACCTTATGGTAAGGAATGCAGAGAGTTATTCACAGTACCAACAGGTAAGAAGCTTGTAGGTATAGATGTATCAGGACTAGAAGTCAGAATGTTAGCACACTACATGGCTAAGTTTGATAGTGGTGAGTACACTAAGGTAGTACTAGAAGGTGACATACATACAGAGACACAAACATTAGCTGGTCTTGATTCAAGAGACTTAGCTAAACGTTTCTACTACTGTTTCTTATATGGTGGTGGTGTTAAGAAGATAGCTGAAGTAACAGGTAAGACTGTTAAAGAAGCTGGTCAAGTTAAAAAGAGATTCTTAAATAACTTACCCGCTCTTAACAAACTGATAGAGCAAGTACAATCTGCTGCTGCTAAAGGACACCTTAAAGGTTTAGATGGTAGACAGATAAAAGTTAGGTCTCCACATAGTGCATTGAATACACTACTGCAATCAGCTGGTGCTATCGTGTGTAAGAAATGGTTAGTTGAATTTGATAGACTAATGAAACCTTACTCAGATGTGCAACAAGTAGTTTGGGTACATGATGAGATACAAGTACAAGTGAATGCAGAGTGGGCTGACATCATAGGAGAGAAAGCTGTAGAAGCTATCGAGCATGTAGGTGAAGAGTTAGACCTACGCATACCACTTACTGGTGAATATAAAATTGGAAACAACTGGAGTGAGACACATTAATGAAAGAGAACCTGAAAAATTATACCAAGAAGAGAGAGTTACTTATAGATGGTGACATTCTCATTTATAAGACAGCACTACAAGAAGAGCAAGCTATCAAGTGGGACGAAAACCTTTGGACTCTACATGCGTATGAAGATAAAGCTATCGCTGCTGTTGATGAGGCTATTAAAAAACTACAAAGAGATTTAAGATGTAAGCCTTATAAGATAGCCTTGACATCTCCTAATAACTTTAGGAAAGATGTACTACCCAGTTACAAAGCTAACCGTAAGGGTGTCCGCAAACCTATGATACTACCTGTGTTAAGACAACACGTTATGGATAATCATAAAGGTATTATGTGGGATGGGTTAGAAGCTGATGATGTGTTAGGCATACTAGCTACAACCGCCGACAACCATTATGATAAAGACCCCGTTATAGTATCTATAGATAAAGACTTTAAACAGATACCATCATTGATATGTCTTGACGGAGAGAACATTGTCAGGATAAGTAGACCCGCAGCTGACTACTGGTTTATGTTGCAAGTGTTGATGGGTGATTCTGTTGATGGTTATACAGGTTTACCTAGCGTAGGTATTAAGACTGCCGAGAAAATACTAGGTGATAAGACAACTGTTCCACTGAGGATTTTGTGGGACAAAGTAGTTGAAGCTTATGAGAAGAAAGGATACACAGAGAAGGAAGCTTTACAGCAAGCCCGTGTTGCCAAGATACTTAGAGCAACTGACTACAACAAAAAGAAAGGAGAAGTAAAACTATGGCAAATAAAAAGGTAAAGAAAAATGCAATCAATCCAAAACATTATTCGAGGTTTAAAATTGAGCCCGTCACTTTTATTGTTGAGAATAAAATACCATATTGTGAGGCTAACTCTATTAAATATTTGTGCCGCTGGCGTTTCAAACACGAAACAGTGGCTGGACAAATTGAAGATTTAAACAAAGCTAAACAATACATAGACATTCTTATTGCAGATGTAAAGAAAGAATGCAGAGATAAAAAGAAAGCAGTGGTTCACGTTGACCCACTACAAATAATTTCATAAGGAGTATACATGATAGACTTGAGTAGAGATGAATTGTTAACATCATTCGGTAAGACGACCTTACATGATAGGTACTTATTACCTGAAGAGACTTCCCCACAAGAAGCATTTATGAGAGCAGCTAAAGCTTTCTCGGACAATGATGACATGGCGGAACGGATATATAATTATTCATCAAAGCTTTGGTTCATGTTTGCTACACCCATACTTACCAATGGTGGTACTGACAGGGGTATGCCTATATCCTGTTTCTTGAACTATGTGCCTGATAGCCGTGAAGGTTTGACTGGGCACTATTCAGAAAATGCTTGGCTTGCATCTGTTGGTGGTGGTATTGGTGGGTACTGGGGAGCAGTCAGGTCTGATGGTACAGCTACCAGTCATGGGTCACAAAGCTCAGGCTCTATACCATTCTTACATGTAGTAGACTCAGAGATGTTAGCCTTCTCTCAAGGAAAGACTAGAAGGGGCAGCTATGCCGCTTACATGGACGTAAGCCATCCTGAGATACTAGAGTTTCTAGACATGCGTAAACCTAGTGGTGGAGATGTTCACCGTAAATGTCTGAACTTACATCATGCAGTTAATCTATCTAATGACTTTATGGAATTAATATCTAACTGTATTAAAGAGCCGACGTTTGATGACAGCTGGAACTTAATAGACCCACACACTAATAAGATAGTACGTGTAGTATCAGCTAGAGAATTATGGCAGAAGATATTAGAGAATAGAGTAGCTACTGGTGAGCCATACATAATGTTTGGTGATACAGTTAATGAAGGTCTGCCACAACCACAAAAAGATTTAGGTTTAAAAGTACATCACTCTAACCTATGCTCAGAGATAACACTCCCAACAGATGAGAACCGCACAGCAGTGTGTTGTCTGTCCAGTGTTAACCTTGAGAAGTATGATGAATGGAAAAAGGACAGTATGTTTATACCTGACTTGATACATTTCTTAGATAACGTGTTACAACATTTTATCGACAACGCACCCGACACTTTATACAGGGCTAAGTTTTCCGCTGTCAATGAACGTAGTCTTGGGTTGGGTGCTATGGGGTTTCACTCTTACTTACAAGCGAACAGTATACCGTTTGAATCTGCACTAGCTAAGTCTAAAAACTTACAGATGTTTAAGCATATTAAACAACAAGCTATTGCGGAATCAAAGCGACTGGCTATTAAGAAGGGTGAAGCACCTGACATGGAAGGTACTGGTATGCGTAATGCACACTTACTAGCTATTGCACCAAACGCTTCTAGCTCAATTATCTGTGGCACTACATCACCATCTATTGAACCATTCAGGGCTAATGCTTATGTACAGAAAACAATGTCAGGTTCATTCTTAGTTAAGAACAAACACTTAGAGAAACTATTAGAATCTAAAGGTATGAACACTGAGGATACATGGAAACATATACTAGCTAACAGAGGCTCAGTGCTAGAACTTAAAGGCTTAACTGATTATGAGAAAGATGTATTTAAGACAGCTATAGAAATAAACCAGCAGTGGGTTATAGAACATGCAGCAGACAGACAGGCATTTATTTGTCAGTCACAATCTGTTAATGTATTTGTTCCAGCTGATGTTCACATCCGTGAACTACATGACATACACATGTTGGCTTGGCAACGTAAACTTAAAACACTATATTACTGTAGGTCTGAAGCTATCAAGCGAGCTGAACTAGTATCACAGAAAGTAGAAAGAACAATCATTCCCGAAGCGGAATGTCTATCATGCGAGGGATAATGAGAAACTTATTTAAAGAACGTACACACTACAAACCATTTGATTACTCATGGGCTTTTGAATCTTATGAGATGCAGCAAAAGATGCACTGGCTACCATCTGAAGTATCTCTACATGAAGATGTAAGAGACTGGAATGAGAGACTAACAGAGCCTGAGAAGAATCTTATCAATCAGATACTTAAATTCTTTACTCAAGGTGATGTTGATATAGCTAAGGCTTACCTTGATAAGTACATGCCTAAGTTTAAATCACCTGAAGTAAGGATGATGTTAACTTCCTTTGCTGCCAGTGAGGCTAACCATGCTCATAGTTATTCTATGCTCAATGATACACTGGGTCTACCTGAGTCAGAGTTTAAAGCATTCCAAGAATACAAAGAGATGGCAGACAAACACAAGTATCTATTCAAAGATAAAGGTAAAGGTACTGAAGGGTTGGCTAGAGACATAGCCTGTTTCTCAGCATTTGGTGAGGGGCTACAACTGTTCGCTTCCTTTGTTATGCTTCTTAACTTTCAACGCTTTGGACGTATGAAGGGTATGTGTCAGATAGTAACATGGTCAATTAGAGATGAGACTCACCATGTAGAAAGCATGATTAAACTGTTCAAGGAAATGATTAAAGAGAACCCTGAGATTTGGACAGAAAAATTTAAAGCCAGTATCTACCAACAATGTAGAGATATGGTTGAGCTAGAAGATAAGTTTATTGACCTAGCATTTGAGCAAGGTGGTATACGTGGGCTAGAACCTAAGCAAGTTAAGCAGTACATTAGATACATTGCTGACCGTAGGCTGCTACAACTATCATTAAAACCTAATTACAAAGTAAAAGATAACCCATTAGAATGGTTAGACTGGGTACTAAATGGTGTAGAACACGCTAACTTCTTTGAGAATAGAGCAACAGAGTACAACAAAGGAACAATTACTGGTACACTATGGACTTAAAGTACCCGTTTTAGAAGGATAAATATATGTTTATAAATGATATAGTAGGAACAGACGAAGACCAAGAGGTCAAACTGCCCAATACATCTAAGCAATTAGTAAAGTTATTGAATGAGATATACCCTGAGTCCTCTCCCAACATCTCTGATGAGGTGAAAGATATGTATTTCAAAGCTGGTCAACGTGATGTTGTCAGGTTCTTAAACGAATTAGTAGAGAGAGATAAGTAATATGTGTGGTTCTAGAGGTGGTATGGGACGTGGCATTGACATGCTAGAAGACATGGGTGCAGTCAGTAAAACTGGCAGTAGTCAAGACTTAGAGATATCACAGGCTGACCTTGAAGATGACCGAGCACCAGCTAGTGGTACTAAGCGTAGTAAAAAGAGTAAAACCAAAAGCTCTTCAAGTGCTACAACCATGAGCGGTACTAACCCATTAAACAAGTCAAACACTGGCTTATCAATATACAGGAGTTAATATGTGTGGACTGTTATTCACCAAAGGTGATGAAATGAAAAGAATGTACAAAGACTCTACACCTGTTGGACAAACACTCCGTAATGCAGACAGAAGAAATGCTGAGAAAGATAAGAATAGAGTGAATGAAGAAAATCTCACCATAGAAAAAAATAAGAGAGAAGCTTATGGAAGAGACAGAAAAAGAAGTGATAGAACCCGTAAAACTTACGACAACTCCAATACTGGATTAAACATTTACAAATAATAGGAGACAACATATATGTGTATGGGAAGCCCAAAGGTGTCAGCACCTGAACCAGCTCCAGCTCCAGCTCCAATAGCTTCACCAGCTGGTGATGACTTAGCTCCTACAGTTAAGACTTCTATTGATAAAGAGTCTGAAGAGGAAAAAGCTAAACGAGTTAAAAGACGTGGTACTAAATCATTACAAACTGGGTCAGGATTAAACATTCCTACAAGTGGCTCAGGTCTTAATATTTCTTAATGGAATACAATATGCAAGCCAACACTACAGCCAAAGAACGATACAATAAATTAATAGAGAACAGACAGCACTATCTAGATAGAGCCCGTGAGTGTTCTGAAATTACAATCCCTTCATTAATCCCCGACGATGGCTTTGAGTCCAGCTCAGAGTTATATACACCATTCCAATCAGTAGGTGCACGAGGTGTAAACAACCTAGCATCTAAACTTCTATTACTATTACTTCCACCTAATGCCCCATTCTTTAGGCTATCACTTAGTGGTGCATCTAAAGAGGAGCTAGAACAGCAGAAAGAATTACAAAGTGAAGTAGAGAAATCTCTAGGTAAAATAGAGCGTGAAATACACAACAAGATTGAACAACTAGCTTTAAGAGTATCTGTCTTTGAAGCACTCAAGCACCTTATTGTAGGGGGTAATGTCCTAACTTATCTACCTAAAAAAGGTAACATGAGAGTCTTTGGTATTACACAGTATGTATGTAGAAGAGATGAAGAGGGTACATTATTAGAAGTTATCATTAAAGAATCAGTAAGCCCTGTGGCTCTAGATGAAGAAACTAGGATGGAATTAGGTAAAGACCCTGATTATAAGACTGATGATGAGTGTGAATTATATACACATATCTACAAACTGGATGATAAGAAATATTATGTTTGTCAAGAAGTGAATGGTATTAAATTACCTGAGTCAATAGGTACATACCCAATAGACAACATGCCATACCAAGCATTACGCATGGTAAGAGTAGACGGTGAAGACTATGGACGTGGTTATGTAGAAGAATTTTTAGGTGACTTAAAATCATTAGAAGGATTATCACAATCATTAGTAGAGTCATCTGCTGCGGCTAGTAAGATAGTCTTTATGGTTAGACCTAATGCTGTCACACGCAAGAAAGATTTAGCACAGACTAGAAATGGAGATATCATAACTGGTTCATCAGACGACGTAAGCGTTTTGCAATCTGACAAGCAATATGATTTGCAAATAGTAGAAAGAAGTATAGGCAGACTAGAAGATAGATTAGCTTATGCGTTCTTATTAAACTCCGCAATACAACGTAATGCAGAGCGTGTTACAGCTCAAGAAATTAGATACATGGCAGAACAACTTGAGATGGCTATGGGTGGTATATACTCATTACTATCACAAGAGTTTCAACTGCCTTTAGTACAAGTACTTATGAAGCGTATGTCAGACTCTAAGGAGATACCGACCCTTCCTAAGAACTCTGTTAAGCCTACTATCGTAACTGGTGTTGAAGCACTGGGACGTGGTAATGACTTGCAGAAGTTAAGAGAATTTGTAGCTGAGATAGGTAATCTAGCTCAAATAAGTCCTGAAGTAGTACAAGCATTAAACACTAGTGACCTACTTACTCGTGTGGCTACCAGCTTAGGTATAGACACTGAGGGTCTTATGAAGAGTCAAGAGCAACTAGCTGAAGAACAAGAAGCTCAACAGCAACAAATGCAGCAACAACAAATGATGGATATGGCACAGAGTGCTGTCCCACAAGTTGCTAACAACCTAACAAAACCTGAATAATTAAAGGAGAAGAAACAAATGGTAGAACAAGTAGAAATTAAAACAGAAGAAACAACAGCAGAGGTTGCTGAACCTGTATTAAAAACAGAGAGACCTGAAGGTTTACCTGAGAAATTTAATTCAGTAGAAGATATGGCTAAATCATATGCTGAACTGGAATCTAAATTAGGACAACCTAAAGCTGCGGAGTCTACATCTGAACCTAAAGCTGATGAGAACAACTTAGAGATAGCTGAGAAAGCCACCCAAGCTGCTGGTCTAGACATGGGTGCACTGAATGCTGAGTATGCTGAGAACGGTGAGTTAGCTCAAGAGTCTTATGATGCTTTAGAAAAATCAGGCATTAGCAGAGAATACGTAGACCAATTCATTGCTGGACAACAAGCTGTTGCAGCCAAGCAATCAGGAGAAGTTAAAGCAATAGCGGGTGGTGACGAAGGTTACGAAGCTATGACTGGATGGGCTAAAGAGAATTTAACTGATGCTGAAATAGAAGCTTATAACTCAGCTGTAAATAGTGGAAACATGGAAACAACTAAGTTAGCAGTCACTGGTCTTAAAGCTAGATATAATGCTAATGAAGGTAGTGACCCTAAACTATTATCAGGCAAAGCTACAGGCATTGGTGAGAAAGGTTTTGAGTCTTGGGCTCAAGTCACAGAAGCAATGAAAGATGCTAGGTATGAGAAAGACCCAGCGTATCAAGCTGAAGTACAAAACAAAATAGCAAACAGTAACTTATAGGAGTAATTATGTCTTTGTATGCAAATATAAATAAACGTAAAAAAGCTGGAACAAGTAGAAGTAAGTCTAAATCAACTATAACTAAGAAGTCTTATTCTAACATGAAGAAAGGCTTTCCTAAGAAGAAGAAGTAATGACTTTAAAAAGACACCAAAGCAAGACTGGCGGACTAAATGCCGCTGGACGTGCTTATTACAAACGTAAAACTGGGGCTAATCTCAAGCCGCCTGTAACAGGTAAACCTAAGAAAGGTTCTAAAGCAGCTGGTAGAAAGAAAAGCTTTTGTGCAAGAATGAGTGGTGTTAAAGGTGCAATGAGAAAAAATGGAAAACCGACACGTAAGGCTCTAGCTTTACGTAAGTGGAAATGTTGACATAACAGTGCGACCTTTTTAGGTGGCTGTTGCCGACAAGTAGTAGTAACTTGACCTTCTGCGGAAGACAATCTTGGGGTGAATCTTAGAGGCTTTTATAAACAATTAACTTTAAATCATAGGAGATTTTATTATGGCAAATGCTACTCCAGTATCTGTCGGTAGAGTCAACGCTGGTGGTTCTGAAGACGCTCTGTTTCTGAAAGTTTTTGCGGGAGAGGTTTTAACTTCTTTTGAAAGAGCTTCAGTAACTCAAGGGTCTGAAACTGTCCGTTCTATTAGCTCAGGTAAATCTGCTACTTTCCCAGTAATGGGTAGAGTATCAGCAGCTTATCATACAGCTGGTGCGGAAATCACAGGCAACGACGTAAACCACAACGAAAAGGTCATTACTATTAATGACTTATTAATTAGCTCAGTTTTCCTTAGCAATATTGAGGAAGCTAAAAATCACTGGGATGTAAGAGGAGCTTATTCTACTGAAATTGGTAGAGCTTTAGCTTTCCAAAAAGATAAGCACATCTTACAAACTATTGGTCAAGCTGCACAAGCTTCTGCAAACGTATCTGATTCAGGTTACGGAGCGGGAACTGTGTTAACTGACTCAAACATTGCATCAGCTACAGACGCAACTGCTGCTAACGCAATGATAGACGCATTATTTGATGCGGCTAGAACAATGGATAATAACTACGTTCCTAAAGAAGGCAGAAAAGCTTTCATTAGAACTGAAGAGTATTATAAATTAGCAAACGCTACTAACGCTGTAAACGTTGACTTTAGTGGTCAAGGTTCTATTGCTGAAGGTAAAGTTATGAAAATTGCTGGAATTGAGTTAATCCCAACTCCACATTTCGTAGCTTCTGACCTATCAGCTTCAACAAACGTTGATGGTGGTTCTGCTACAGCGGGTGGTTCAAACCCACAACAAGTTAACTTAGCAAACTATGTATGTCTAGTATGTCATCCATCAGCTGCTGGTACTGTCAAATTGATGGACTTAGCGACTGAAATGGAATATGACATAAGACGTCAGGGAACGCTAATGGTGGCTAAATACGCTATGGGACACGGCGTGCTACGTCCTGAAGCGGCTGTAGGTATTAAAGAAGCGTAAGCTCTTTTAAACTTAACGAGAGGGTGGCTTCGGCTGCCCTCTTTCTTTTTATGGAATATATATGGCAACACAACTAACACCAACTACAGAGTTACAAGCTATTAATACTATGCTTTCTGCTATCGGAGAAGCACCTGTAAACTCTATTAGCGGCACTAACAATGTAGACGTAGCTGTCGCTATAAATATATTAAATGAGACAAGCCTTGCTGTTCAAAGTGAAGGCTGGAATTTCAACACCGAATACAACGTATCTTATTCTTTAGATACTGACAACAAACTCCCCCTACCCTCTAACTGTGTACAGGCAGACGCTTCAGCACCTAATAGATTTCGTAACTTAGTTATACGTAACGGTTTTATGTATGACTTAGATAATCACACGGATGTATTAACTGCAAGTATCCCCCTAGATGTAGTACTGGTTCAATTATTTGAACAACTCCCTGAATATGCAAGACGCTACATTACCACAAAAGCAGCTAGACGTTTTTCAGCTAGGTTTATAGGTGATGCTGGTTTAACTGAGTTAGCTCAAGTTGATGAGCAAGAAGCTTATAACAATTTTAAACAGTCTGATTCTAGAAGTGAAGACAACAACATACTAGAAGGAGACGCTAACACTTATTCAATAATAAATAGACCCCCAAGAAGGACTTATTAATGGCTGTAGTATCACAAAGTATACCTAATTTTCTAAATGGCATTAGCCAGCAGACACCTACTCAACGTGGAATTAATCAAGGTGAAGACCAAGTTAATTGCTCTAACAGTGTTGTTGATGGTTTATCTAAAAGACCACCTTTAGAATATGTAGCAACTTTAGATGCTTCTAACCTATTACCTAACACTGCTAAAACATGGTCTATACAAAGAGATGAGAGCAATAGATACATAACATCATTTTATAATGGTGGTATTAAAGTTTATGATTTAGATGGTAATGAGAAGACTGTTACTTATCCTGACGGTACATCATACTTAACTACCACCAATCCTAAAGAAGATTTTAAAATGGTTAACATAGCTGACTACACTTTTGTAGTTAACAAATCTATTGTACCTATAGCTGACTCAACAACTTCAGCTGCTAAAATAGAGCATTTCTATGTAGTGTTTACTGTTAGTAATTTTGGTAGAGAGTATGCAATACACCTAACTCACCCTGACTTATCTTATGGTATCAACGCTATTATACAAATGCCTGATGGTAGTGATGCTAACCATGACACAGATTTTAGAGACACAGGCAAGCTTATAGATATCTTCCTTAAAGGAACAAGCAGTGGTTATTGGAATAGTGCTTCTAGTATTGAGTTTAAATTAACTAGAGCAGACACAGGTGCTACTTTAAGTACTACTCAAGGGCTAGGAACATACTCAGAAGTAACAGCTGAGTTTACATTTACAGAACATCAATCATCTTTACGTGGTCTAGTTGTAGATGGCAACACTAATTACACAGTAGAGACTCATGATGGTGCTGGTAACAGTGAGCTTTATGCTATAAAAGATGAGATACAAGATTTTACTAAACTACCTTTCTATGCAAATGATGGTGACAAGATTAAAGTAACAGGTGACGCTGGTGATACATCATCAGATTACTATGTTAACTATGTAGGTAATGGAGTGTGGGAAGAGTGTATAGCTCCAGCGACTTCGCTAGGTCTTGATGACGCTTATATGCCACACGCATTAATAAACAACAATGATGGGACATTCACATTTGCTAAACAATCATGGACGGATAGAGACTGTGGGGACACTACAACTAATCCTAACCCTACCTTTGTTGGACAGAAGATACAGAACTTAACGTTCTTTAAAAGTAGACTAGGCATATTATCAGGAGAGAACTTAATACTCTCAGGTAATGCAGATTACTTTAACTTCTTTTCATCTACAGTAACGCAAGTGTTAGACACTGACCCTATAGATGTTGCAGCTTCAGGTACAACAGTTAATACTTTAAAACATTCAATAGCATTTAATGAGACTCTATTGTTATTCTCAGATACAGCACAATACAAAGTGGGTTATGCTGGTGAAACTATTACACCACTAACAACTATACTAAATGAAGTATCTACATTCGCTTTAGATGATGCTGTAACACCTGTATCTTCAGGTAAGTTTGCATACTTTGCACAGAAGAGGAACGCTAACACAGCTATAAGAGAATACTTTGCTGACAATGACACACTAACTAATGATGGTCTTGATATTACTGTAGCAGTACAAAAACTTATTCCTGAAAATGCTTATCAAATGATTAGTAATACAACAGAAGATACTTTAATGGTACTTTGTGCAGATACAGCTGACACACAAGTAGCCCCTTACTCAGGGACAGCTTCAGCAACTAACGCTTCAACAATGTTTATATACAAGTATTTCTTTGATAGAGGAGAGAAGGTACAAACAGCGTGGTCTAAGTGGACATTTACAGGTGTAAAGATACTTGGTGGCATGACTGTAAACAACTATGTTTATTTAATAGCAGCTGAAGATACTGATACTAAATTGTTTAGGATAGACCTACAAAACTTAGCAGACTCAACTATAGGCTTTAATGTTCATGTTGATTTTAAAAAGAGTGTAACAGGTACTTATTCTTCAGGCACAGGTTTAACAACATTTACAGCACCATACGGAGCTAAAACAGGTCTTATAGCTGTTGATAGTACTACAGGTGCAAACTATACAGCTACTAACACCAGTGGTGGTACATATACAATAGAAGGAGACCACACTGGTTTAATAATAGGTGTGCCTTATGAATCTAAATATACACTTTCGCCACAATATGTTAGAGAAGCTGCTGGTAATGGTGTCATAGCTATTACTTCAGGTAGATACCAAATTAGAACTATATCTTTTGATTATGAGAACTCAGGTTTCTTTCAAGTAGAAGTTACTCCTGAGACTAGAGACGCATATACAACTATAATGAATGGCTATGTTGTAGGCTTCTCAGGTAGTGTAGACAATCCAGCATTATCTAGCGGGACACTGGTTGTCCCAGTACAATCTAGAAACACACAGTTTACTTTAAATGTAAAAAGCAGCAGTCATCTACCCATGTTTATACCAAGTGCAGAAGTAGAGGGCTATTATCATAGACGTTCTAAGAGGGTATAAAATGGCACATGTGAGAAATGCAATAGTAGCAGATGGTTTATTCCTAGCTCCTAAGATGCGGGATGAAGACAAAGATGAATTACTGGCGGCTGATGGTGTACGACCTATGACTGCCTTGTTAGAACCTTTTAAACATAGAGGAGCTCGTAACTACAGTGTCATTGGCACAGAGGAAGAATATGTTGTTGGCATGTTTGGCTCAGTACCTTCTCAAACAAAAGGATGGGGTGTAGCTTGGTTGTTATCTAGTGATGAGCTGTTTAAGTATAAGAAAGAATTTGTAAAACAATGTCCCCAATGGTTAGAAGACATGGGCAAAGGGTATGACTACCTATATAATTATGTAGATAAAAGAAATGACAAGTCATTAAAATGGCTCAAGTATTTAGGATTTAAAGAAATAGAAGAGATTGAAGAGTATGGACATCTTAAGATGCCCTTCTTATTAATGGTTAAGGAGATGAAATAGTATGTGTGGTGTTAACGAAGCAATGGCAGTCTTGTCGATAATGAAATCAGTCAGTGATTTTCAAGGTGCAAAAGCTCAAGCTAAAGCAAATAAGGCATCTAATGAGATTACTGAACAGAACACTAACATGTCCTACATGAATGACATCCAAAAAATAGAAGGTGAACGAATAGAGGCTGCTAGAGAAATGTCATTAACTGACTTCACAAATAAAATGAAATTAAGAAAAGAACAAGCACAAGCTCTTAACTTAGGTTTTGGTAATCCTTTTAAAGTTGTCCAAGACATAATGGGCAGAGGTGATACAGATTACGTAGAACTACAAAATGCTTTCTTATCAGACATGTATAAAGCTAATTATCAATATGACCAAGCCTACGCTAACCTACAGAAAAACAGAAATAAATACATGAAGACTGTTTCAGAACCAAGTGCATTAGGATTAGGTTTACAAATAGCAACAACAGCTGGAGCTTATGCAATGAGTCCAAACTCTATTGTTAACCAACCTTCAAAAGCTGAGATGGCTAACAAAGCTAGCTACGGATGGGGCATTAATGCACAAAGGAAAATAACAGGTAACTATACACCAGCAGACTATTTAGGAGTAGGTAAATAATGGCATATGAATCTAAAGTAACAAACAAATACTTCGGCACTACATTTGCTGGTGGTGGTAAAGCAAGTGTGCAAGAAACAGAACTCTCAGGGTTAGTAAAAGCATTAGGTAACTCACTCCCACAATTACAAGAGATGGGCAACCAGTATATAAAAACCCAAGAACAAGAAGCAGCTACAGAAATAACTAAACTAAATGCACAGGGTAAGAGTACAGAGGAAATCAAAAAGATAATAGACTCAGGTGAGAATGAGGCTTTAAGTAGTATGTATGCTACAGCTACTAACAATTTATGGATAGGCAAACTAACAGCCGCAGAGGATATAAGACGTGCTAGAGAGAATTTAGCGGACTATAATCCTGATGAACAAACAATGGATGAGTACTTATCCAGTCATGTAACAATGGATTTTAGTGCGGGTGATAAATACCTTGCGGGTGGATATGCTTCTGTATTCAATGAAGAAAAAGCTAAATTAAATAGTTATGATGCAGAGCAAAGATTTAAAGTAGGATACACAAAAAAAGTACAAGGCTTAGCTAACTTTATCAGAACTTTTGAAGCTACTACTGACGAGGGTATAAGTGTATTTAGTAGAATAGACAATACTGGCTACAGTAAACAACAGATAAATGAAGCCGCTATTCAGGCAGCTGAATACCAAATTGTAAATGCAACTACTGCTGCAGAAGTAACAGCAGCAATGGGAATTTTAAATGCTGATAGAGGACTAGGTAAAAATGGTATGAAACTAGGGTCATTAATATCTGCTGGAAACAAAGACGCTGTTGCTCTTCAGAGGGTTGCCCAAGCTAAAAGAATACAAGTTATAAACTTTAACAAGAAAATGGCGGAGTTTAAAAAAGAAGATGATAGAGAAACAGTTATAAATGACGTACTTAATGGACAGATGAATTTACAACAAGCTGAAGATTCTTTATTAAAATCAGGGTCTTGGAACGCAGCTACTGCAAAAACTTTAGAATATGTCAAGAATAGAAAAGACTACACGGCTGATAAAACAATAGTAGATGCCTTTAGGGTGTCAGTAGCTGAAGGAAAATACACCAGTCAGGCAGAAATGTTAGCCGCAGCAATGAAGATGGGTATTCCGTATGAAGCTAGTCTTGTAAGTGCTTATAAAAGTTCTAGAGAAGGTGAGCCACCTATATATGACACTGATACTACTTATAAAAGCAATATAGACTTAATGGTTAAGTCACTTTCATATGACGGCATGGGTAACTTTAACAGGGACACAGCTTATTCTATTCGACTTTTTGTTGAGAATGAAATACTTATACAAGAGGCTGAAAACCCTAACATGTCACTAGCTGAGAAAAGAGAATTTATGAACAACGTACGTCAAGACGCTAAAACCTTAAAAGAGAGTAATGCATTTGGTGGTGGGGCTCTAGAAAACGTGGTTAAAGCTATAGTACCCGATTCTTCTGTGCAAAGAGCTGAGGAAGCAAGAATTAAAAAAGAAGAGGAAGACGCTAGAAATGCAGCAATAAAAGTTAAACAAGATGAGGTTAGAGCAACAATAATGCCTAAGATAGAAACTGTGTTCTCCCAAGACACCACATCTTTAGCTGAAAATGTACCCCAATTTGACTTTGAAACAGATACTACTTTACTACAGACTGATGAAAGAGACATGGAAGACTTTAGGCGTAACGAAGTATATCCTTATATTGCACAAGAATTTTCTAGAATCACTGGTATTACAAATGCAGAAACTTTAGAAATGTTTGTTGCGAGTATGGGGGATGATTTAGAACCTCTAGTCAATCAATTAGCTGAAGCTTTTGGTGTTGATATAAACACAATCATTGCTGCAACAGGTGAAGACTTTATGCGTAATCTAGGTTACACACCTGACGTGGAGAAAAATAAAAACAAAACAAGAACTAAAAAGACTCAGGAAGAGTTAGATACTATTTATGAAAACCAAGAAAATCTAAGCCAAAAGAAGATTAAGGATATTAAAGAAAAATCGAGAGGACGTAACAAATAATGCTAGATATAAGAGATAGAAAAAATAGAGAAGAAGAAGGTCTTAATAAAGAAGCAGAAACAGCTGACGAAAGAAGAAGCATAAATAAAGAGCGTCGTGAAAGTGTTACATTAAATAAAAATCTAAACAAGCCTGACGACCAGTATGAGGCTTTACAAGAACTTCAAACTGAGAAGTTTATAGAGACAGCTAGAAGTTTTTATAACCACAGAGAAGAGACTAACATCTATGACGGTGTAGAAGATTCTGATATCTTAGAAAAATTCTATGATGATAGAACATGGGGAAATTATAACACTTTATCTATGGGTGCAGATGTGGCTTTCACAGCTATGGAAGAGGATGAGTCAAGGATACAACAATTTGCATACCTACAACAAACTTTTGAACGCTTACCTTCATTTTGGAATGACCCTAATAGGTCTTTTGGTCGCTGGTTATTAGACGCTGGGGGAGCTATGGTTGTTGACCCTGTTAATCTTGTAGGTCTTGGAGTAGGTAAAATAGCAGCTAAAGAATCTTTTAGTCAGGTGTTAAAGGCTCAACTTAAAAGTAAAATGGCTAAAGAAATAGAGTTAGATATTTTAGAAGGTATAGCTAAAGAGTCCAGTAAAAAAGCTTTAGGCAAAGCTGTTAAGAAAGGTGCAGTATATGAAGGTTTAATAGCTGGTGCTATTACAGGTGCACAAGATGGTTTACTACAAAGTACTGCTATAAACACTGGTGTTCAAGAAAACTATGATTTATCTCAAATGGGTCTTAATGCAGCAGCTGGCGGAGCTTTTGGTACTTTGTTTGGAGCAGCTACTTCAGCTTTTAGTTTCAAACTAACTAACAATCAAATGAAAAATCAAGGTATAAGACAGTTAGAAGATATCCATAAATATGGTGTTGAGAATACAAACGGAACACGTTTATTTAATGACTTGTTATTAGAAAAAGATACTAAACAGCTATATAAAAATATGAGTAAGGCTGAGAAACAAAAAATAGAGTTAAGTAAAGAAGGCACTTTAGATTTAGAAGCTGACGTCAACACAACTATAGTTCAATTAAGAACTAGCCCTAAAACTTCTACAGGTAAACCACCCGAAGAAGCTTTTAACTATAACCGCATTAATAATGCTGACGCAGTAGAATATATAATGAAATATACAAGAGAAATTGCTGGGAATTTTAATAAAAATAAAATCAGCTTAGAAGAAATGAGAAAAGATGCAGCAGCAAAAGGTCTAGACCCTGATAAAGTTTTTAAAAAAGGGAAAAAAATAGCTGAGTATAGAGACATGTATGCAGACGTTATAGCTCATAGAGAACTCATGGTTAAAGAATCAGCAGACATTAGAGTGTTATCAGCTAAATTAAGTAGAAGTGATATTACACCTAAAGAAAGAGCTGATATTATAGCTGAAATAGAAAAAAGAGATAGTTTTGTAACTGAAATAATAGATAATCAAGCAAGGGGACAAGAGAATGTTGCACAAACTTTAACATCTTATAGAGTACAAGTAGGTGGAGAAAAAGTAGCTGAACTCCAAAATAGACCAACAGACCCTAAACAGATAAAATTAAAAAAGGATAACCCTGAAGAGTTTTATAAAAAACTTTCTGAGCTAGATGATGAACAAATTATTCAAGCATTAACTCACCATAAAGATTTTGATACTTGGGATTTAGCAGCTGAATATGTTAACAACAATTTACTATCTTCACCTGACACACACATATTAAATATAACTTCAGGTCTTACACAAACTATGTGGAAACCTTTTGTAATGACTTTACGTGCTGCAAACTTAACTTTTAGAGACAGACAACGGGCAGCTTCAATAGGTAGAGAAGCTTTTAATACATTTATACAACAGATTGCTTACAGTGGACATGCTTTAGGAAATCTGTATAGAGGCTTTTTAAAAGGTCGTCCTATCCTAGACCAACGACAACTTAAAGTGGATAGCACTGTCAAACAAGGTAATCTACAAAAATGGATGAACGCTACTGCTGAGCTTTTGACACAACCGTTAGGAAGAACAGGACGTTTAATGCAAAAATATATGGTACAACCAACAACAGCTACAGTCACAGCTCCGTTAAGAGTGTTAAGTGCTGGTGATGAGTTTTTAAAGAATATGTTTTTTAAAGGTCGAATGGCTGCTCAAATACATGAGTTAATTATAAGAGACCACCCTGATATTATAAGCAATAAATTTATGTCTCCTATCTTTTTAAAAGGTAAGTACAAAGAAAAGTTTAGAGAATATGAAAAGCTCTACTTAAATGAAAAAGGTGAGGCAATTAATGTTGATGACTTACTACCTGAAGAAAGAGCAAAGCTTAGAACAGAAGACACTTTAGCTTACAACACGCCTCTACGGTACGCTCAAGAAGGTTCATACACACAATCAGCTAAAATTAAAGATTCTCAAACAGGTCAAGATGCTACACCAAACTTAACTCAAGGGGTTTTAGATGTGACAAGTGGTGGTGGAAAATGGATGAGAGTATTTGGTTTACACTTTATTAACACCCCATCTAACTTGATACGTTGGAATATGCAACATTTACCAATTTTGGGTAGATATCAATTAGAAATGCGTCAACTATTAAGAATGAAAGATGGTAGCCTATATAACCCTATGAACCCTAGACAGAACATTAAAGACGCTATAGACCCTGAAGCAGCTGCTGAAGCAACAGCCCGTATTCAAGCTGGTTATTTAGTGTGGACAGCGGCTGTGTATGCAGCTATTGAAGGTAAGATAACAGGTGGTGGCTCTAGAGATTTTAGAGAAAACGAAGAACGTAAAAAAGCGACTGGATGGCAAGAGTATTCATACAGAAAAGAAGATGGGACTTATGTTTCATTCAATAGGTTAGACCCTTTAGCTATGCCTTTTGGTATTGCCGCTGACATGTTAGATGTTTATGAAGATTATGTGTCAGTTAATAAGGACGTACCTGAACACTTACAATCACCTTTACTAGAAGCTTTTATGGGTGCAACTGTAGGTATGATACGTAATATGACTTCTAAATTTTACACACAAAACATTGTGGAAACAGCCAACGCTTTATTAAGTGATGATTTTATAAGACAACGTGCCCCTGATAGATTTTGGTCAGGTGCTGCTGCTAGAACTATTTTTAAATTTACCCCATTGTCAGGCTCTTTACGCTATTCAAATAGAATAGGTAATGAATATCAAACTGAATTAGTAACATTCATGGACAGGTTAAAACGTTTAGACCCCGCTACTTCAGATTTCTCATGGTTAACTGATGAGCCTGTAGAGAATGTTATGCCAGCTCGTGATATGTTTGGTGACAAAGTGCCGAGAAATAAAGGATGGCTGTTTGGAATGGAAGTTACATCTTCTCCTTTTGCTTGGACAAAATGGTCTAGTCGTGAAATATCTGATTTCTTTGCAGACAGGGAGTTTAATTATAAAAAACCAGATTACAACGCCCCAAAGACTAAGCTGGATTTGAGAAGTATTAAAGACCCTAAAACTAGGCAATCAGCTTACGATTACATGATGGAAGCTAGAGGAGCTATAAAAGATTATTCTTATAAAGGGCAAAAAAACTTAAGTCTTAAGGAGTATATTGAAAACATTATAAGAGATAAAGACAGTGGACTGTATGATTTACCAACCAAAGAATACACCCTTAAAGATTACCAACAAAACTTTATTTTAGACATTATTAACTCTGCTCATAAAACAGCATGGGCTATGACAAGGGAAAAGTTCCCTATAATTGATGAAACACTGTATAAAATGAATCTGTTTGAAGCTCAAGGTTTTGAGAATTATCAAAACAGAGATAAATTTATAGAAAACATTTGGGATTACGCAGACTAATAAAGTACCCGTCTTAGATAATAGATACTAGAGAGAAACATACACATGGCAAACAGTTTTGTAAGATATACAGGCAATGGCAGTACCACTGCATACGCTGTACCTTTCAGCTATAGAGCACAAAGTGACATCACTGTTACCATTGGTGGCTCAGCGACTACAGCATTTACATGGAATGGTGCGGGCACACAAATTACCTTTGATTCAGCACCAGCAAATGATGCTGCAATAGAGATTAGAAGGACAACAAGTCAAGGGACTAAGCTAGTAGACTATGCGTCAGGCTCAGTACTGACAGAGACAGTCTTAGATACAGACAGTGACCAAGCATTCTTTATGGCTCAAGAGGCTATTGATGATGCTGATGATGTTATCAAGATAGAAAATGTTACATTCCAATGGGATGCCACATCTAAAAGAATAATTAATGTGACTGACCCTACAGGGGCTCAGGACGCAGCAACCAAGAATTACGTAGACACAGGGTCTACATCACAAGTAAACCAAGCAGCTTCAAGTGCATCTGCGGCAGCAGCTTCTGCTACAGCAGCGGCTTCATCTGCATCCAGTGCATCCACATCTGCATCCACAGCTACAACACAGGCTTCGACTGCAACAACACAGGCTACAACAGCGACTACCCAAGCTTCTACAGCGACAACTAAAGCTTCAGAGGCTGCAGCGTCTGCTACGGCAGCTGCGTCGTCAGCTTCAAGTGCATCAACAAGTGCGTCCACAGCTACAACTCAGGCTTCAACTGCGACAACTAAAGCTTCAGAAGCATCTAGCTCAGCGTCAGCTGCGTCTACCTCTGCTGCTAGTGCGGCAACTTCACTGGATAACTTTGATGATACGTACTTAGGTGCTAAATCATCTGACCCATCTGTAGACAATGATGGTGACGCTTTACAAACAGGGGCATTATACTTTAATTCATCTAGTAATCAGATTAAATATTGGGATGGTTCATCATGGACTGGTATTGGTGTAAACACCGACATTCAAGTTAAGGTATCTGCTAATGATACAACTGCTGGTTATCTAAATGGTAAACTAGTAGCGGGTTCAGGTATTACATTATCTGAAACTAATGATGGTAGTAATGAAACGCTATCTATAGGTGGAGCAACACTACCTACAATAACAGGTATTGCACCTACAGTAGCAACTAATAGTGCTACAGACATTGTTATTACAGGTACTAACTTTGTTATTACACCTAATATTGAACTAATAAATTCTAATGGGGCTATCTTTTACCCTAATACAATAGTAAGAAACAGTGCTACTCAGGTAACAATTAATGTTACTTTAGGTACAGACGGTACTTACTTCATTAGACTAGAAAACCCTGATGGTGGAGCTGTAAGAACAAGCACAGCTTTATTAAACATTTCTGACGCTCCAACCTTTAGCACAGCTGCGGGTTCTCTTGGACAAGTAGCTGCGGGTGATAGTACCGCTTTTGCTGTAGCGGGTAGCTCAGACTCAACTGTTGCATATAGCTTAACTAGTGGTGCATTACCGTCAGGTTATTCACTTAACACTAGTACAGGAGCTATAACAGGAACAGAAAATGGCAATCCTACACAGGAAACAACATATAACTTCACAATTACTTTGACAGATGCAGAATCTCAGACAAGCTCAAGAGCGTTTAGCATTACTGTTACAGTAGGAATGAACAATTCAGGACAATTTAACTAATGGCTAATTCATATTTAAGTAAGACACCAAGTGCAAGTAACAGAAGAACCATGACTTTTAGTGTATGGGTAAAAAGAAGTTCATTAGGTCAACAAGTTATTTATGGTGCTGGTAGTGATAGAGCCTTTTTGGATTTTAGTTCAAGTGATGCATTACAATTTAGAGGATTTAATGGTAGTGGTTATGACTTCTTAATGGTTACTAACAGAGTATTTAGAGATACTTCATCTTGGTATCATATTGTTGTAGCAATGGACACTGAACAAGGAACAGATACAAACAGAATTAAGATTTATGTTAATGGTGAACAACAACTTTCTTTTAGTACATCAACTTATCCATCACAAAATTATGATGGCGTGTTTAATAGCAATGTAGTGCATGAAATAGGTAGAAATAATAATGGAACAACACACCATTTTGATGGACAAATGGCTCACTTTAATTTCGTAGATGGAACTGCATCAGCACCAACAGTGTTTGGACAAACTGATAGCACGACAGGAGAATGGCAACCAGTACTTAGCCCAGCAGTTACTTATGGAACTAATGGTTTCTTTTTAAAATTTGAAAATAGTGGAGCATTAGGCACAGATAGCAGTGGCAACACTAATACATATGCAGTTAATGGAAACTTAAAACAATCTATATCAACAGCTACTAATTTGTTTGCTACCTTTAATGCTAATCACAGTGGAGCTGGACAGCAAAATGTTATAAGCATGGCTGGTACACAGGTAGACCATGCTAATGATACTTATCAAGCTAAGATAACTTGTGCAACATTAGGTATGCAAAAAGGTAAGTGGTATTGGGAAACAAAATTATCTACATCAGGTGGTAATACATATATTGGATTTGTTAGAAATGGTGGTATAGATGCTACCAAAAATATAAGAGAAAACAAAAGTCTTGGAGATGGTACTGATGCTAACTCATGGAGTTATGCAGTTACTACTAGGTCTGGTGCTGAACTTAAAGTAATTAGACATAATAATGCTGATGCAGTATCAACTTATGGAGCTGATATTTCAAATGGAGATATCATACAAACTTGGTTAGATTTAGATAATGGTAAGGTTTGGTGGGGTGTTAATGGAACACTTAACACTGTTAGTGGGACAGCTAATCCAGCAACTGGTGCAAATCCTCATATAACATTTACAGTTGGAGATGAGTTTTATATACCAGCAATATCTATGTTTGGTTTTAGTGGAGCTCCACAACTTCAAGCAAACTTTGGTGAGGGTAGATTTGCAACGTCAGATTTAAGCTCAGCAGTAAATGATGCTGGTGGCAACGGAACATTTGAATACGACCCATTAGGATTCTATTCTATATGTACAAAGAATTTAAAAGATTACGGATAGGAGAATCATATGGCATATACAACAGTAGCAAAACCCAAAGCACACTTTGATGCAGAAACTTATGAAGGTAGCTCATCAACAAAAACTATAAGTGGAGTTGGATTTAAACCTGATATGGTTTGGACTAAAGATAGAACAGAAGCACACGAATGGGGTTGTTATGATTCTTCAAGAGGAGTTTTAAAGTGGATTCAAACAAACCATGCTCAATCTCAAACTGCAACAAACGATATAACTTCAACTGCTAACGATAGAGGAGTAGCAAGTTTTACTTCTGATGGTTTTACAATACAAAACATGACAGCAGACCCAATAGGAAACAAGAATGGAAATCAATTCTTAACTTATATGTGGAAAGCAAATGGTGCAAGTAAGACTACAAACAATGCTGGTGCAAATGGTGCAAGTATTGCATCAGTTTATCAAGCTAATACAACCAGTGGTTTTTCAATAATTGAATACACAGGCACAGGTTCTACTGGAACTTTGAAACATGGACTTTCTGTTTTACCTAAATGTATAATGATAAAAAGATTAGATGCTAGTGGTAGTTGGCAAATTTATCATGGTTCAACTGTGGTTACTTCAGACCCACAAACAGATAGCTTTTCATTTGATACAAGTGCTGGGGCTACTGATGATGCTACTGTATGGAATGATACAGCTCCAACAACATCAGTCTTTACAGTTGGTACTCATGCTAGTAGTAATGCTAGTGGTGGAAAATATGTAGCTTATGTCTTTGCACAAACTCAAGGATTTTCTCACTTTGGTTCATACACTGGAGTAAATAATAATGCTGATGGTTCTATGGTTTACACAGGGTTTAGACCAAGCATGGTTATTGTTAAAAGAAGTGATAGCACAGAAAACTGGTTCATACAAACACTAGCTGGTACACAGATTGTTAAAGATGGTAGTCAAGGTATACAAGGAAACCTTATAGAAGAAAAATTATTGCTTAATACTGCTGTTGTTGAAAATAGCACTCAAGGTGATGTTGATTTCTATTCAAATGGATTTAAACCAAAAGATACTGATGGGGGACATAACTATACAGACTACAAATATATATACATGGCTTTCAGTGAAGCAAGTATTGTAGGAACTAACGGAACAATAGCGTTGGCATACTAATGGATAACAATTATAAATACATAGCTGAACGTCTCGATAAATTAGAAAACAAAATAGACAAACTCACTTTTGATTTTGCTAAAGGTAAAGGTATCTTTAGTTTTATAGCGTGGGTTGGCTCTATTGCAGCTATAATAACAGGATACTTTTACTCAAAATGATACCTATTGAATTATTGAGTATGTTAGGTAGCACCATTTTAGGCGGGATTATGTCTATCATGGCACAGAAAGGACAAGCAGAAGCTGAAAGACAAAAGATGCTGATGCAACGTGCTGGCTTTGCAGCTAAACAAACTGACAAAGCTCGTAATGTTACAGATGCTCACACAAAACACACAAGAAGAGCCATTGCACTTATGTGCGTATTCTCTATTATTGTCGTGCCTATTGTTGCCCCAATCTTTACTGATGTAACTGTGGTTTATCAAATCATATCTGAAGTCGACTCAGGCTGGTGGATATTTGGTTCAAGCTATGAGACATCTGTTTGGAAAGAAGGTAACTCAATCTTTATAACAAGCCTACAATCACACACAATATTCTCAATTATAGGATTATATTTTGGTGGAGCTTTAACAAAAAAGTAAAACAAGAATAAACAATGGAGATAATAAATGCCAATAAAACAAGAAAAGAACCAAGAACAGATGTATCTAGAGGAGAAGGAGAAACAAGAGGAAGAGCTGAAAGCCCTACTCAAACAGCTTCTACTGAAACTAGTCAGGTACTTGGATTAGGAGTCAAATAATAATGGATGAAGATAAAAAAGAAGAAGTAAGCAAGATTGTAGAAGAGTTACCCGTGTTACTAGTGGCTCACGCATATAGAAAGCTTAAGTCAGGTGAAGAGGTATCAGCCTCTGAGATGAAAGTATGCCTAGATATATGTAAGACTTACTCACAACCTGACATTGTAGAGAAAGCTAATAACATACTTGAGGACTTACCTTTTGATACAGAAGAATAAGATAGATAACTTTAAGAATTTTTTGTACTTGGCTTGGAAGCACCTTAATCTTCCCCAGCCTACTCCAATACAATACGATATAGCAGACTATCTACAGTCACCTGACAAACGTCTAGTAATAGAAGCGTTTAGGGGTGTAGGTAAGTCATGGATTACAAGTGCTTTTGTATGTCATCAACTGTTAATGAACCCACAGAGAAACATACTGGTAGTATCAGCGTCTAAAACTAGGGCTGATGACTTCTCAACGTTTACTCAAAGGTTAATAGCAGAGATGCCTATACTATCTCACTTGATACCCCGTAATGAACAAAGGCAATCTAAGGTATCCTTTGATGTAGCCCCAGCTAAAGCTTCACATGCACCGTCAGTGAAGTCTATGGGTATTACAGGTCAACTTACAGGGTCTAGGGCTGACCTAATCATTGCAGATGACGTAGAATCAGCTAATAACTCACAAACACAGCTAATGCGTGACCGCTTAGGTGAGACTGTAAAAGAGTTTGATGCGATTATTAAGCCTAAAATAGGACGTATTATCTTCTTAGGTACACCACAAACAGAGATGTCTTTATATAATGACCTAGAAGAACGTGGTTTTAAGACAAGAATATGGTCAGCTTTGTATCCTGACAAACAACAGACTATTGGTTATGGGCATAAAATAGCCCCAATGATAGCTGAGGTAGAGGATAAAGAAGGACAACCTACTGACCCTGATAGATTCAACGAGATAGACCTAATGGAACGTTTAAGTTCCTATGGACGCTCAGGCTTTAACTTACAGTTTATGCTTGATACCACTATGTCAGATGCTAACAAGTACCCCCTTAAGCTTAATGACTTAATAGTGGCATCAGGTTGTAGTACTTGGGAACAAGCTCCAGCTAAGATACAGTGGGCTTCAGGTCAAGACCAAATCAAAGCATTAGACCCTGAGATACCTAATGTAGGACTTAAAGGTGATTACCTTACTTCTTACTTATACATGTCAGATGAGTTTACAGACTTTGAGGGTTCAGTAATGTCTATTGACCCAGCGGGTCGAGGTAAAGATAAAACAGCCTATTGTGTCCTTAAGATGCTACACGGTGTCTTATACTTGACTGCTATAGGTGGTCTTGATGGTGGATACTCAGAGGATACTTTACGTAAACTAGCGGGTATTGCTAAGTCACATAAGGTCAACGAAATAGTCATTGAGAGTAACTTTGGTGATGGTATGGCAACACAGCTTCTAAAGCCCATATTAGCCGAAAT